TGGTCATTGAAACGCTCGAACAAGTGCGTTTGAGAGCCGTTTAACTCTTTCAGGTACACGCACCAGTAGTTAGAATAACATTCGGTGTCTAATATGTATTTCATATAAGGGGTAGCCTTAATTAATTGTTTTAATTTTTTGTGATAAAAAAGGGGGTATTAAAACCCCCAAAAAGATACAAGCGTTAATTAAAATGCCATATCGTCATCAAGTGAATCAAACTCATTTACGTCAATGCCGCCTGCACCAAACGGCTCGCCGTCTTTAGCAAATTGTACGCCGTCTAATTGAGCATTGACACGGCGACCATAAGAGTTATTTTGACACCATAGCGTTATGATTGCGTTCACATAGCAACCAGCGTAGATAACGCCGTCTTCTTCTGTTAAAGGGCTTTTATCTTTATCAATGACCAATGGGCGTTTTTTGGTTGACGCTTTGATTGTCATTTTGCCCTCAAGCTCGGGACGACCTGACTCATCGCCATCTTTCAGAGCCATTTTATCGGCACTAACTTTAACTTTAGCGTCTGCGGCTACTTTTTGTTGTGCTTCGATAATTTGTGCAATTAGTGCTTTATGTTCTACTTTGTCAAGAATAAATTGCGCATCATATTTACCAGTTGATTCGCCACCAAAAGTCGAATGCTGAAATAATGATGGGAACGATAAGCGGACGTTTTGCATTTTAATTTTCATTTTAGTTCCTTTAGCTGTTTAGGCTGTTTAGCGGTTTATAGTGTTTTGTCTTTCGACAGTTCTAATATTACACTGCTTATTTTAATTTGTAAAGTAATTTTTTTACTTTTAATCAAAATCCGCAGCACTTGCCCCAAAAGCTGGGCGGGGGTCATCTTCTGGCACTAGCGTTGGCTTGCCTTCTGGTTTGATAACAAGCTCGTTTAACAGGGTTTTATTTTTACCCAATGCCTTTTCAGCCTTAGCAACTGATAACAACTTGCGCGGCTCATACGCAGCCTCGCCTAGCGTTTCCGTTAAGACTTTCTCGGCTGTTGTCTCATCTGCCCATTGGCGCAATGACCTACCAGCAACCAGCTTGTAACCTGAAAATGTCTCCCCTGCGTTGACCTTTTCAGTAACGTAGTCCTCGACAGCCTCGAGCCATGAAATAATCAGCTTTTTGTTATCAAGTGCAAAGCGTAATTGCTCATCGGTAAGCTTATTAACAGGCACTAGCGCATCCGCATTCATACTTTCAAAGTCACTCATAATAACCGCTTGTGTATGGTCATGTAACGCTTTGCATACTGGTTTAGCTCGGCAAAACTGGCAAGCCTTCTCACTAGGGGAAAATGGTGCGTTATCAGATAAGGCTAGTTTAGCGCGGTCTTTTACCCAGTCCGCCCATTGATAAAGGTCGGAAACCGTTGTCTCATAAACGCTAATATTATCAACTCGCGGCTGTACAATAGTTATAACAACCTTTTCTATTTCATCAAACAGCATACCAAAGTCATACAAAGCACCCAATGCGTAAAGCATACCTTGCGAGTTTTTATACGCATCGACCTTTAATCCTTTACCATATTTAAGGTCGGTAACGTATAAAGTATCACCTTTAATGGTCAAAGCGTCACAAGTGCCAAAACCTTCTGGCACGTATTGCCCAAAATTAACGCGGGTTTCAATAAACAGCTCGCCGCCTAAACTGCGTACATAGTCCACGTATGTTTGGACATAATCAGCCATTTCAGCGGTTACATCAAAGCCGTTTAATTTTTGACCCAAATAGTCGTTTGCGTTATTGCCGTTTTTAAGGCACTTTTCCCCTAACTCATGTGCTGCCGTTCCTTCTTCTGCATATTGCGACGTTTTATCACCATCAGGCAATGATTGCTCAAGCGCAACAGATGCAGGGCAGTTAAGCCAGCGATGTGAACCGCTGGCGCTTAGTTTTGCATGTGCTATCATAGCGCATTAACTTTATCAAAGACGGCTGGGATGTCGTCAGTAGATAAGGTTTTAAGGGTTTTTGCGTTGTAAGTCGCTAAAATAGCCTTGATTTTGTCGCGGTTATCAGGGTTAGCTCGTGATTTTTCCATACAAAGTTCGTGCAACTTTTCTACCGTTACGGCAGGTGTTGTGGGTGCTTCTTTTGGCGTTTCTGTTTTCGCTGCTGGTGTTGCTGTTGCTGTTGCTGTTGGTGTTGTTTCCGCTGGTGAAGACTCGATTAATGTGGCATTGTATGTCACATTCTTCTGAATCAACTCAGTTAAAGCCTGAACTGCTGCGGTTAAATTCTCGATTTTGCTTTCTAGTGACATGATGTCGCTCCTGTTTAGTCTGTTTTTAGATGTTGTAAATAATTACGTTTACATTATAGTGTAAAAATTGTTATAATGTAAACAACTATTTTAAGGAGGTTTGATGTGAATACAAAAATGATAATGCTGGTCAACTGGGCTGGTGGTAGCAAGGCAAAACTAGCGCGGCTTTGTGGTACAACACGGCAAAATGTAAATCGTTGGATGCGCACGGGTAGAGTGCCTAAGCATTGGGCGATTAAGATTGAAAAGATGAGCGAAGGAAAATTTAAGGCTATCGAATTAAATTGGGGGGATACAGATGTTATTTGATGTTGCATTAGGTAGAGACGTTAAGTCATCATCCCTAACTAATAAGGCACTTGATTGGCGTTCAATCGTAAAATTATTAGGGGTGCATACTGTTGGCGAAAAAGAGCGGGCAAAATGGTTTATTGGTGGCAAGTTTGACGGTGATAATCGTTCAAGCAATATCATCAGTCGCTCATTAATGACGCTGGATATAGACAATTATAATGGGTCAAAAGATGATTTAATTTTCGATTTAGAGTTAGCGCTAGGTGCTTTTAACTTTGTTGCTTATTCAACCTTTAGCAGTACAGATGATGCACCAAGGGCTAGGGTTGTCATACCATTAAGCAATGATATTGCACCAAATCGCTATACCGAGTTATGCGTTGCTTTTACAAGCCGTGTTTTGCGGGGCTTTGATTTTGATAAGTCTGGTTTTAACCCTAAGCAAATTATGTTCTACCCAACAAAGGCAGATGTCTCCGATAATGGTGTTTTCATACTTGTTGGCGATAATAATGCGTCAATAAACATCAGTGACTATATTAGTGGTGAATTAACCCCTGTTGATGTTGCCCCAGTGGTTGACGATTTAGAAGTTTTAATCGCTAATCAACCATTAGATATTGATAATGATAAGATTGAGGCAACGCTAAGGGCATACCCAGCCGCAGCACTTAACTATCAGGAGTGGTTAGATGTTGGTATGGCACTGCATCATCAGTTTCAAGGAAGTGATGAGGGTTTTAACTATTTTAACGAGTGGTCAAAAGTTGATAAAGACCGCTATGATGAACGCGCAACGCTGGTTAAATGGCGCTCATTCAAACCAAGTAAAACAAACCCTTTGCGCTTTGCGTCAGTTATAAAACGCGCTAACGTGGTTATTGAGACTAATGCGGATATCGCTGTTGATGTGTTTAGTGAGTTATCGCAAGAAGCAGAAAAAATAAAAACGCATGAGGAATATGCAGAGTTCAAACGCAAGGTGCTTGGTGCAACTGTAACACAATTGCCAAAAGACTATCGGGCTATGCTTGCTGCGGTAATTGCAGGTTCTGAATTTGGCGTTAAAAATAAATTAACAAAGGCAGATATAAAAACCGCATTAATGCCAGTGAAGGGCAAAAATAATGCGGTGATAGATGAATCACTTCCGACGTGGTTACGTGATTGGGTTTACGTTGAAAAGTCGGACGAGTTTTGTTGTTATACTAAGCGCGATTATTTTATCAAAAAAAGTGCGTTTTGTGCAAAATATGACCGCATGAGTGACTGCAAAGCCGCAGAGGTTAATGCTGTTACTTTTGCAACTGTTATCGCCCCTGTTCCTACTGTTTATGATCAAATGTTTTTCCCTAGTGCTGGGGTGTTTTTTGAATGGGAACATAAATCCTATGTTAATTCTTATTTTGGTAACTTTATGCAACCAGCAGAAGAATATACAGAGGCTGGGTTAGCAACTATTGAGAAGTTCAAAAAACACCTTGCGCTAACGCTTGAGGATGAGAACGAGCGTTCTATTCTTTTGGACTGGATGAGCCACGTTTTACGCTATGAAGGTAAGCGCGTCAATTGGGCGATTTTGATGCAAGGGGGCGTTGGTGTCGGTAAGTCTTATTTTGCTACTATCATGCAGCGCATTTTAGGTAGCAATTGCGGTTACGTTGATAGCACTGCAATTGGTGGGCAGTTTACAGGCTGGGCGCAAGGAAAAGTTCTAAACATTATCGAAGAGATTAAGATTAGCGGTCATAATCGTTACGAGGTGTTCGATAAGCTAAAACCAATTATCACAAACGACACTATCGCCATTGAACAGAAGGGGATAGACCATAAGACAGTCCCTAACTTTACTTCTTATATGATGTTTACCAATCATAAGGACGCACTGCCAATTGATGATGACGATAGGCGTTATTGCATCATGTTTGCCAAGTTACAAACCAAAGAAGAATTGCATGATTATTTTGGTGGTGAAAAAGAAGCAGAGGCGTATTTTACGGATTTATTCGATTCAACCTATGACCACATTAGAGAGATTTATAAATGGTTGCTAGAACGTGAGATAAGTCCGACATTTAACCACAAAGGACGCGCACCAGATACAGCGGCACGTCGTGAAATGATTGCCATTGTGTCATCGGATAGTGAAATGGATGAGTTAGACGATATTATCGACAAGCACCATTGCGCAGTTATTAATGACAGCCTTATTGATGTTACCTATGCCAACGCATTAATAAAAGCAGAGGCGGAGATTGGTGCAAAAACAAAATTAGTGGCAAGGAGGTTAATGCAAAAAGGCTTTGTACCAATAGACGGCAAGAAAATAAAGGTTAAAGGTGTCCATCATTACATTTGGTTAAAGCCCAAGAAAATTACAAGTTCGGAAGCAAAGGCAGCTGTTAATGCGTTCCACCGAGTGCATGATGACGATGATGAACTAGCTTTCTAAAAATATCCATTTGGTACAAAGGGCGCGAATTATGCGCCCTTTTTTATTGCTGATAGTTTTTGCGGGGCGCGGGGCGCGATACGGGGCGCGATTAAAACCCTTCGCGCCCCGCTTAAGTTATTGATTTTACTATTAAAGGGCGCAGGGGCGCGATATTTTATAAAATATTATAGAAATAATAAAAATATATGATTAATCACACCCATATATAAAATACGCACACATAATATATAAACTTTTAATCGCGCCCTTCGCGCCCCCGCGCCCCGTAGCCGTGGTTTATGTATAGAAAACAATGGGTTATGCGTATTTGAATCGCGCCCCTATCGCGCCCCTGCTTATTTATCGCGCCCTTCTGTAAAAAAGTGTGAAAAAGTATAAAAAAGACTTTACATTATTCCGCACTCCCGTTAATATAACACTTGTGGCTAGGCTTAGCGGCTGAAAGATGGAATGAACCGCCATCCGCCACATTGTTAAACTGGTTCATCTCACAAGGTTCAGGAGAATAGAATTATGAAAACTCAAAAAATTAACCCAGTACAAGTCGGAGACATTTTCGCGTACTCTTGGGGTTACGAACAAACTAACGTCGATTTTTATCAAGTTGTATCAACAACAGCCGCAACTTGTAAACTAGCAGCAATTGCGCAAGAGCGTAAGCACACTACTGGAATGAGCGGCACATGTACCCCTATCAAAGATAAGTTTTTAACTGGTAGCCTTGCGGATGTGATTACTAAGCGCGTCAATGTTTCTTCTGATGGTAGTTGCTCAATGAGAATGCCCCTCGGTCTTCTTGTTAAATATACCAAACCTGAATACTTCTCAACCTACTACTAAAAGAGATAAAGAAAATGGAAGGTTCAGCAAGTTTAGTTATTGATATGCACAACTCAGGCGCATCATTAATCGAAATAGCCAACACAACGGGGTTGGCTATTTCTGAAATTATCGCAATCGTTAATAGCCTTGGTTTACAGAATGAATATGGTATTTGATGATTGTTTATACGGATTAAGCGGTCATTGTGACCGCTTAGCTACTTTGGGTGAGTAATAATGCAAATTGAACAAATATCAACGGCTGAATTAATACCCTACGCGCGTAACAGCCGTACACATAACGACGAACAGATTGCCCAGATAGCTGCATCTATTCGTGAGTTTGGTTTTACTAATCCTGTTTTGATTGATGATGATAATGGTATCATTGCAGGACACGGGCGCGTAATGGCAGCTACTCGCTTAAAACTCGATACAGTGCCTTGTATTAGACTTTCACACCTAAGCGATACACAGAAAAGGGCATACATCATTGCGGATAACAAACTCGCCCTAAACAGCGGATGGGATGATGAACTGTTAAAACTAGAGTTACAAGAATTACAAGAACTAGATTTTAACATTGACTTGCTAGGTTTTGATGTTCCCGAGCTTGATTCATTACTTGATGAACTTGCTGATAATAATGATGCTTCAAAAGATAACCCATATACGACAAAAGTATCATCGCCTGTCTATCAGCCAACAGGTGATAAACCGTCTGAGTCGGAATTATACGATTTTGAAAAAGCGCAATCCCTAATTGACCAGATAAATTACGCAGAATTGCCGCTTGAGATTAAAAAGTTTTTGACTTTGGCGGCTTATCGGCATGTGCGTTTTGACTTTTCAAAAATAGCTGAGTATTACTGTCATGCACCAAAAGAAGTTCAAGAGTTAATGGAAGATTCTGCACTTGTTATCATTGACTTTAACAAAGCATTAGAACTCGGTTACGTTAAGCTTAATGAAGAGTTAAGCGAGATTTATTCTAGTGAGTATCCCGATGCGGAATGACTTTGTAGCGTTTATTTTAACGCATGGTAGACCTAACAATGTTTACACCCTAAACAGTTTACGCAGACACGGCTACACTGGTAAAGTTATTTTTGTGCTTGATAACGAGGATAAAACAATATCGGAATATCGTAAAAACTACGGTAGCGATAATATTTATGTTTTTGATAAGTTAGCAGTATCAAAAACTTTTGACGAAGCTGATAATTTTAACGACCGCCGCGCAATTGTTTATGCGAGAAACGCTTGTTTTGACATAGCAAAAGAGCTTGGCTATACTTACTTTATCGAACTTGATGATGATTATACTTGGTTTTACAATACGTTCGATAATAATGCTAACTACATATCTAAAGACATAAACATTAAACGCCTTGATGATTATTTTTCTGCAATGTTATCGTTTTTTGAATCAGTGCCAAGTCTTTTGTCGGTATGTATGTCACAAGGCGGTGATTTTATGGGCGGCGCAGGTTCACAAATTGCTAGGTCTCACGTAAAAGGTAAATTTGTTCGCAAGGTTATGAACTCTTTTATCTGTTCTGTTAATCGCCCTTTCAAGTTTAATGGGCGATTGAATGAGGACGTTAATACATATACAAAATTGGCGAACACTGGTGCATTGTTTTTAACAATCCCTAGAGTTAGATTAGCACAAAAACAAACACAATCCAATAAAGGCGGAATGACTGATATTTATCTTGACGGCGGCACTTACGTTAAAAGTTTTTACACGATAATGTTTCAGCCTTCTAGTGTTTCAATTAGACCTATGGGCGTTGCTAATAAGCGTTTACACCATAGTGTAGATTGGAACGCAACACTGCCAGAAATCATATCGGAGGAATATAAAAAATAATGGCATTCAGCAAGCGAGATTGGGAGATTGTTAGAGCATACTATGAGCGTGGGTTATCGCTATCTGAGATTGTTGCGCGTGATGATGTTGTAATTACTGACCGCAGTTCGATTAGTCGCAAGGCTAAAGCCGAAGGCTGGATAAAAAACGAAAAATCAACGCTGTTGAATAATGAAATCCAAGCAAAACAAATGCTTGCGGAAATAAATCAACAAAAATCAACATTAAATTCAACAGATGTTGCAATTCATGACAAGCTTGTCGATGAAAGGTTACGCCATATTGAGTTCTTTAACAAGTCGGCATTAAAAAACCAACATCTGGCAAACCAAAAGCTAAATGCCTCCCTTTCTATATCTGAGCTTGAGGCACATAGCCGACTAACAGCCAAAAACAAAGAAACGGTTATCGGTAGGCTACCAGACACAGCAATCCAAATTAACAATAACCAAACACCATCGGTTATTGAGCGCGTGATTATTGACCATGCGGCTACAAATTAAAACACCTCGATGGGCTGTCCCGCTACTAGAACATAAACGCTATAAAGGCGCTTATGGTGGTCGAGGTTCTGGCAAGTCACACCTATTCGCCGAGCTATTGGTAGAAGAGCATATACGAGATAAGGATATGCAAAGCGTTTGCGTCCGTGAAATTCAAAAATCCTTGCAATTTTCATCGAAAAAGCTAATCGAGAGTAAAATACACTCGCTAGGTGTATCACATTTATTCGATATCCTTCAAAATGAGATACGCCGCAAAGACGGTAGAGGGTTGATTATTTTCCAAGGTTTACAAGACCACACCGCAGACTCGATAAAGTCACTAGAGGGTTTTAACCGCGCTTGGGTTGAAGAGGCGCAATCCATTAGCCGACGTTCTATGGAACTATTGCTACCCACCATACGCGCACCGCACTCGGAAATATGGTTTTCGTGGAATCCTGAAAACCCCGACGACCCTGTTGAGCAGTTATTTCGTAACAAATCAGCCGATTCGATTGCCGTTAAAGTCAACTACACCGATAACCCATTTTTACCAGACACATTAAAACAAGAAGTCGAACGACATAGGCGTAATGACCCTGATACTTTTGCGCATGTGTGGCTGGGGGATTACAACACCCGCTCCGAGGCGCAGGTGTTCAAAGGCAAATGGCGCGTTGACGATTTTGAAACACCAGAGGGGGTTGTTTTCTATTTTGGTGCTGACTGGGGTTTTTCTGTTGACCCCACAACGCTAATTCGCTGTTTCATTCATGGCGGCAGTCTTTATATTGACTATGAAGCCTATTCCGTTGGATGTGAAATTGACCACTTGCCCGCCTTATTTGACACCGTGCCTGAATCACGTCGATACGTCATCCGAGCAGATAGCGCACTCCCAGCGACGATAAGCTATATGCAACGTAGGGGTTTTAAGATGCAAGCAGCCCAGAAAGGGGCGGGCAGCGTAGAAGATGGTATTTTGCACCTGCGCGGGTATAATGAAATAATTATCCATAGTCGTTGTGTTAAGACAGCGGAAGAATTTTTGCGTTACTCATACAAAACAGACAAGCTTACTGGGGATGTCCAGCCTGTACTCGAAGATAAGTGGAATCACTGCATAGATGCAATACGATATGCAGTAGAGCCTTTAACAAAAGCTAGTCAACCCATTGCACTTTCATACACCACATCAAAAGCGAGGTATCGTTAAAATGGCTGATTATCCCGAACAGCTTATCGAAATGGGCATTTTGTTTGCCGATGGTTTTTCCCAGCAGGGTTTTAATGATGAGCAAGCGATAACTGCCGCTTGTAAGATGATGGAATATATCCGCACAAACATGGGTGGCTCATTGGTTTATATTAGTAAAGGTTCTAAATATGAATCGGATGAGTTGAAAGAAGAGATACTAAAAAAATTCAACGGGCGTAACCATGAGGAATTGCGCCGCGAGTATGGTACTTCTATTCAGCATATTTATAGAATCCTAAAGGCTGCGCGTGATAAAACATTCGCTAAGAATCAACAAAAATTAATTTAAGGAATAACAATGAATCCACTAAGAGCATTATTTGCTAAAAAACAACCACAACCAACGACAGCTAGTCGCATTAGTGCAACAAAAGTAGCTGATAGTATCTTTAACAGCGTACAACGCGCCACTGGGTCACAGATTGAATTTGAATTGCGACGAGTTGGCACAACCAGAAAAGACTTACGTAAATTAACCCTAGATGATGAGATTTATACAGCAATCGAAACTAGACGTTCTGCCGTTGAAGCCACCCCGTGGCAGTTAGAGCCTTCGGAGAATGAACTATCTCAAGAAATTACTGAAATCATTAATCCACATATTAAAACAATCATAGGCGCAGCCATTAATGCCACGCTATACGGATATGCTGTTATCGAATTAATCTGGGAGGATGGTAGTAAAGGCATTAAATTAAAAGACGTGCGAAATCTGCCGTTTGAATGGTTCGACGTAGATAGTAGTGGTCAATGGGTAAATGTAGAAAACAGCGCAATCCCAATCGACACACAACATAAGTTTATCGTAATTACACATAACGCCAGCATTGAAGAGCCTAAAGGCGACCCATTATTGGCGCGAGCATATTGGGCTTGGCGATTCCGCACTGATGTATGGCGTTATTGGATGCGCTACTTAGAGCGCTTTGCCGACCCCGTGTTATTGGGCAAGGTATCAAACCCAGCGGACTTTATTTCTAGTGTAACGCAAATGGGCTTGGATTCTGCGATTGCTGTTGGTAGGGATGAATCAGTCGAAGCTATTATCGCCAACGGTGTAGGGGAATTTGAGCGCATAGAAACCGTGTTGCGTAAACGTTTTCAGCGTTTAATTTTAGGGCAGAACTTAACCAGTGAAGTATCAGGGGGGAGTCTTGCCGCAGCGGAGGTACACGAGCGAGTATTGGAAGACCGACGAAACGCAGATATTGAGAAGGTGGAACAGGCTACTAATAAGCTGATTACCACTTTGATGGAGTTATGCACTTTGCCCGCTGGAGAACAACCTGTTTTTGCGATGCGAAACGATACAGGGTTAGAAGAAAAACGCGCAGACCGTGACGCTAAACTAATGGCGCAAGGTGTAAAACTAACAGAGCAATATTTCCTACGCGCTTATGATTTTAAGCAAGGGGACATTGATACCACATTAGCACAACCAGCTAGTAATGAATCTGCAAATTTATCAGCCACCTTTAGCGCCAAATCAAGCCCTTTTACGCCTGTACAAACAGCGCTCGAAAGCATTGCAGATGATGCACTTGCAAAAACAGCAAGCCCTATTGACCCTAGTCTAATCCGCAACGCGATATTAGCAGCCAAGAATCCAGAGGATTTAGAGGAGCGGTTATCTACCCTGTTAAATGAGCGTGACCCGAACTTTCAACAGGTCATAGAGCAAGCAATTTTTGCCGCCGATGTGCTGGGTTATGTGGCAGAAGCGGAGCAGAAAATATGAGCGAATGGCTTAATCATTCGCTAACATTTGATGAGGCGGTCGCTTGGGCGAAACAGCGTAACGTTGTTCTACCAGATGAGTATTACGGTAGTCTAGCTGGTATTGCGCGAGCACAGGCGTTTAGCGTTGCTGGGCTTGCTAGTATTGACCAGATAGAAGCGGTTAAAGCTGCATTAGACAATTATTTGATGCAGGGCAAACCTTTTGGTAACTTTGTAAACGACGTTAAAGACGGTATTATCCCAATAGACTTGCCAAAAAGCAGGTTAGATAATATTTTCAGAACTAATATACAAGGGGCATATAATGCTGGACGATATGCAGCGCAGCAAGATTTTAAGGAATCACGCCCCTATCTAATGTATGATGCGATAAATGATAGCCGAACTCGCCCGTCTCATCGAGCAATGGATAATATCATCAAGCCAATGGATGACCCTTTTTGGGAGACCCATTATCCGCCTAATGGATACCGTTGTCGCTGCCACGTCAGAAGCCTAAGCATAGAGCAAGCAGAAAAGAAGGGCGGGACAACGTTAAACGTTCCAGCAAATGCCAAGCCTGATGAGGGGTGGGATTATAATGGCGGTAAAGATAGACTCAGCGGTGTTAAACAAGCTGTTAAACAAAAACTAGAACAGGTAAATCCTAGCGACGTTGCAGCATATTCGCTATTGGTGCAGATGGATAAAAAGCTTGATGACCCAACAGAATAGCACTATCAACCGCAGCTTTTTAATTTTTAACATCGGTTAAAAGACTATACAATGTTTACGAGTTAGGATGACAATCATGAATAAACCTATTTATCTATCAGCGGCTTTAACGCCTGAATCAACAGACTGTACAACTAACCGCGCGTTTTCAGGCGTGGCGTACAGTGGTGCAATTATTGAAAACCACGGGTGGTTATCTAACGTCGTTATTGATATCGACAGCATGACAATTGCACCTAACCTACAACTATTGCTAGAACACGACACAAACAACGTTATCGGGACTGCTACGGCAGTTAAACAAGACGGTAAAGTGCTAGTCAATGGTTTACTGGTTAGCGCTATTGACGACGACGCGCAACGTGTATGCCAAAAGGCGCAAGCTGGTATTACTTGGCAACTATCTGTTGGTTTATATGACTATCAGCAGCAAGAATTGATTGAAGGTCAAAGCGAAGTTGTCAACGGCTTAACTGTCGAATATCCCGCAACTATCTTACGCAATTCCGTACTCCGCGAGGTGTCCGTTGTTGCTTTGGGCGCTGATAGCGCAACATCATTAGCGATTTTTTCACAAAACCCAACCAAAAAAGAGGATAACCGCATGGAAGTAAAAGCCTTGCAAGAAGAAAACGCCACATTGAGAGCGCAGCTTGAGGCTACCAATGTGGAATTATCAACATTAAAAGAACAGTTTGCAGCAAAACAGCTAGAGGCTCGCACTAACGAAGTAAAAGCCTTGTTTGCAGCTATCGGCAAAGAAGCAACAGACGAAGCTATTAAGCCATATTTATCTATGGATAGTGCAGCTTTCGCAGTTGTATCTGCTGATATGCAAGCGTTAAAACCTAAAGCTAATGCTGCTTTGTTTGCAGCAACAACACAACCAGCCGAAAAAC